ATGTCCTTCCTGAATCCGCAGCTCCTCCCGCTGGCCGCGCCTTCGTCAGCACAGGCCCCCGCGCGCACCTGCTCCGCAACCCGTCTCAGCGAAGCTGAGATCGACGCATTCACCGACATCGCCCTGTCCTTCGAGGATTGGGCGATCCGCTACAAGCCCGCTGCGTGCGGCGGTTCCATCTACACGGCCGAGCACGCCGCGACCGGTCGCAGGATCACCGCGAAGACGCTGCTCGACTTCCACCGCAAGCTCGACGCGGCCACCAGGATCGGCGAAGTTCCGCCGCCCTCGACGCGCATCCGTCCGTTCCTCATCGCCCACGAAGACCAACGGGCCCCTTCCGAGGCGCGCTACGCGGCGGAGCTGGCCGCCCTCGACCAGCAGGCCGAGCAGGACGATCTCGCCGAGCGCTGGATGGCGGTGGCACGGTGAGCGCGAGCTACACCTACATCCACGAGCTGCTCGCCGACGAGGTCCGTCTCCTCCGCCTGTGCCACGGCGACCTGACCGCTCTGCGGATCGCGGGCACCCAAATCGTCCTCGACGACGCTTCTCCACTCGACAGGCAGGACCGCATCCACGCCCTGCAGCGCCTGGCGGAGCTGGCCTTGCAGGCCGCCAGCGAGCTGCGCACCGGCCGCCGCGATGACGAGGCGGAGGTGGCGGACCGATGACCACGCTCGCCGCTGCCCGTCTCGCCGCCGTCACCATCCGCACGATCCAGCGGTGGTGCGCGCAGGGTGTGATCTCTGCACGCAAGCGCTTCGGCCGCTGGATCGTCGACCGAACGAGTCTGCTCAGCAGGCTCGGCATCGAGCTGGCCATGGTGCGGGCACGCCGGCGCCGACAGTCCACCGACGCGGCTACCGTCCCGGCCCTTCCCGCGCCTCAGCGCCGCACGCCCTCAGCAGGTCTGGCCCGGCTCGTAGTGCCCATCGGCAGAGCTGCCGCCCTGGCGAGGAGCATCGCACTCACATCGATACGACGACTTCTTCCGAGGAGTAGGTCGATGGCCTCCGTCATCCGCGTCACCGAAGACGACATCAGCGTCACCTATGACCCGCGGCTCCCCCTCATCCAGCGGTTCACCATACGCGGGACCGGCGGCCGGATCGTGCGCCTACGCGCGCCCTACTGGGAAGCCCACCGCGCTCTCATGCGCGAGTGCAAGATGTCCTACGCCCAGGCGAGCAACATCCTGGCACAGGCAGCGGGGGTGGACTCGTGATGACCACCGTACGCACCGACACAGCCGACACTCTCGCCGAGCTGAAGGCATGGGCGGCCTATCACGACGCCACCATCACCGTCGTCGACTACTGGGACGCCGTTACCTTCCGGGCCGACGTGGTCAGTGACGACGGCGTGCTCTACCGGTACCTGTACCGCGAGGAGTTCCCGCCGCCCGTCGCTCTCAAGCGGAGGCGCAACACCTTCACCGTGGAATGCGTCCACGAACCGGCCGGGGCACTCTGCTTCCACGTCCGCGTCGTCACGCCGCAGCTGAGCGACGGCGAACTCGTCGACCCCGCCTATCTGGCCGAACTGGTGGCCGTCGCCACCATCCAGCGGGAACGCCGCCTGCGGTGCGGCGCCACCGCCGAGAACCTGATGATCCTCACCACCACGCGCACCTACGCTGCCGATCACGCGTCCTACTGGGGGAGGTGACCAATGGCGACCACTTCCTTCGGGCCGACGTGCTTGGTGTGCGCGCACCGTTCGTGCCGTGAGATCCGTGCTGCGGGCCAGCTGCTCATAGGAGGACGGCGCGCTGAATACGCCATCGAGCATGCCCGCGCCGACGCTCTGGCGGCTCGTCACCCCGACGCCGTCATCTGGTGGGGCGAGCACACCATGCGGTATCACGCCCTCACCGCCGCCGGTCACCACGAGTCCGCCGATCTCGATGAGCTCGTCCTGATGATCTGGCCCTACGTGGAGCCAACGCCGCCTCCGCCTCCCCGGCGTTCCCCCGAACGACGGCGCTACCACATCTCGGCCCGATGCCCGACGTCCTCGACGGTGCCGGGCTCATTGGTGGGGAGCGCAGGGCGCCGAACGAGGGCAGGAACCGGCGGGATGCCACTGTCTACCGAGATCCGCCGACCCGGGGCATGGGGATATCCCGGGGTCGGTGACGCGCTGCACGCCGCCGTCGGGGCGGTTCCTCCCAGTGCAGCGCGAGCAGCTCCCGCCCCGCCGGTCACTGGGCGGCGGGGCGGGAGCCCACCCGGCCCCGTGCCCTAGAAGCCCCCGCGCGCCCTCTATCCCTATCGACCCCGTGGGGGCGCGCGGGACCATACCCGGCCTCGGACCATGACACTTCCCCGAGGCCGGACGCGCCGGTAGTGGCTGGCCGGCGCATGTGGGGCCGCAGGCACTGAGGGGCGCCCGCGGCCCCACACATAAACAGCCCTCGCCCCGAGGGAAGCACCAGAAAGGTGGGGGCGGGGGCGCCATTTCTATTGTCCACCCCCGCAATCATCGGGGATGGAACCGCGACCGCTGCGGCGCGCGCACGTGAGCCGGGGTAGCGTGCCCGTACGTCGCACCCGGGGAGGTCGCGGAGACAGCGAGTGTCCGCGCATGATGGGCACCTACGCGGCTGCGGGCCTCCCGGAGTCGGAGAGGCCACGCAGGGCAGGCTAGGCCAACACGAAACGACCCCCGGCGTCAGCCGGGGGTCTGATTCGTGGGCCTAGCTCTGCCCGTCGGCGTCCCGGTCCTGGCCGTCCTCGTCGACGACGGAGTCGGAGACGAGGGCGACGGAGTCGGAGACGAGGGCGACGGACAGGTCAGGGACGGCCTGCGTGGCCTCGAAGACGGCGATCATCGCGCCGTCGATGGACTCGGCGGGCGGCAGGCCCATGGCCCGCAGCGCCGCGTAGGTGTTCATCATGCAGCAGAGGACCTCGCTGGCTTCCATTGCGACCTCCTTCAGGGTGCGACTAGGGCCGCGTCACCCCGGCGAGCGGGCGCGCGCAACCCGCCCCGACGAAGGAGGGGCGGGTTCCCTTGACTTCGCGTCGCGTCGACGCCCCGTAGGGCGGACACGACGGCGCCCCGGGGGTGTAGTCGCACCCGAGCCCGGGGCGCCTGGCCCGACGGACGGGGAGGTCGCACCACCCGGCCCGTGGGCCTGCTGGAGACGCTACCCCGTTGCGGCGGTTTCGCAACGGGCGCAGTCCTGGTCGTGTCGGTGGATGATGAGGTCCAAGGCCTGGCTGCACCCGAGGACCCCCAGGACCTTCGCGTAGACGTTGGCTTCGTGCATGGCGCCGTGGAGCCCGGGGCCCCACGTCATGGTGTCGGTGTGGGGCCAGCGCTCGCCTCGCTCGGAGAGGATTTTGTCGACGTCGTGCCAGGCGTCGACGCCCATTGCGGTGATCTGGTCGCGTTCCTTCTTGGTGCTCATTGTGGGGAACCCTTCAGCGTGTGGTGGGCGTCTCCTTCGTCGTCGTCCACGGCGTGCGCGCCGATCCACGTCGCGGCGGCGCCAGGGTCGCCGAGAGCGGCCAGCATGTCGGCCAGGACATCCACCTCGTGACAGGTGAGGCGGGTCCCGAGGTCGTCGGCGAGGTAGGCGTCGCCCCATACGTCGAGGAACCGGGCGGCGAGCGGGGTCGGGATCGTCGCGGTGCTCATGATCGCCACCAGCTCTCGGGCACTTCCCACGGGTCGACGAACAGCGCGTCGATCGGCGGGATGTAGTTGGAGCGCAGCCGCATCCGGTAGGCGGACATCGACATCCGCCGACCGGCCGCGAGGAGGCGTTCCTCGTCGGCCGTACGGCTGCGGTAGTGGGCGAGCATGTCCGCGTAGTCGGAAGGGTCGAGCCAGTCGGAGCGGGACATGGTGGTCAACTCCTCGGGGTGGCCCCCGGCTGGGTGCCGGGGGCCGGGGTGGGTCAGTTGAGGGCGAAGGCGTCGAACGCCTTGTTCTTCACGGCGCGCACGTTGTGGGAGGTCAGCGTGCGCTCAGCGCGGGCGGCCGCGTCGGATCCGAGCGCCCCGCTGCGCACCGGGGCGCGGTGGTCCAGGTACTCGGTGATGGCCTGGTAGCCCGCCCACCGGGTGCCCCGGATCGCCGCGTTGGTGTCGGCGTGGGAGAACAGCGCGCGCAGCTCGGCCTCACGCCGGTCGCGGTGGGCGCAGGTGCGGGAGGTCTCGTCGGTCTCCCGGGGCCAGAGGTCGCGGACGATGTCCATGAACTGGCCGTCAGCCAGGTCCTGGTCGATCATCTTCTCGGCCTCGGCCTGGAAGGACTCCAGGTACTTCCAGGTGAGTCCGAGGGACTGGCGGGCCTCCTCGATCCGGCCGGTCGCACCGGAGGTGTGCCGGATCGTGAACGAGGACCTGTTGTTGCGGAGCGCCGCCGCCTGCGTGTTGCTGCACACCACTCGGATCGGGGTGACGACCAGCCGCATGGGTGTGGTGCCGTCGTGGCTGTTCATTCCGGCGATGTAGAGGTCGATTTCGTCGGTTCCGGCGATGGTCATGGTCTGGGGGAGCTTCAGCGTCACGAACACCTCGCGCCCGTCCCTCAGGCTCCCGGCGGTCTCGAAGTGCGCGCCGGACGCATCGACCAAAGCGTTGAGGAATCCCGCCAGTTCCTCGTTCTGCACGGGGGTGTAGGCGGTGCCGACGACGCCCAGCACGTCCGGGCGGCCGGTTTCCGGGTGGGTGCGGACGGTGGCGTAGGTGTCGGGGACGTCCAGCGTCGCGTAGCTGAGGGGACCGGTCGGGACGCTGGTGGCCAGGGGGGCCTTGCGGACGTCCCAGTTGCCGAGCCGGGCGACGGTCATCGCCTGCTCTGCGGTGAACACGTCGGGGAGGATGGTGCCCAGCTGGTGCCAGGCGTCGGTGCGGGCGGATGCGAACGCGGCGGAACCGTCGCTGAAGGTTTCTATCTGGTGGGCCATGGTGAGGCCTTTCTGGGGCGGGTAATGGGCCGCCCCTTGGTGGGTCAGATCGAGGCGAGGCCGGAGACGACCAGGGCGACGGCGAGCCGGTGGTAGCACCGCAGGCCCTCACCGAGGACGAACGCTGCGCATCCGCACGACTCAGGGCTCGTGATGTAGGAGCGCTCCCCGTCGGCGGAACGCACCGAGTACACGTCGGCCAGGATCGGGTGGATACGGCCGGTCGCGATGACCTCCAGAGCCTTGGCCAGCTGATTCACGGTGTAGGGGCGGGCGGTGGGGGTGGCGGTCATCGGGGGCCTCCCTCCTTGGGTTGATGACTCTATTATACGCGCTAGCGAGTCATTTTTAAAGGAAAATAGGCGCTGATCAGGCAAGACTTCGACTACTCCGCCTTGCGCGGGCGCCCCCTTGACCGCCGTGACGCCTTGAACCGCTGCACGGTGGACTCGTACCACCACGGCGTCCGCTCGTCATACCGCCCGTCGGGCAACGGCCCCGAACCGCGCGAGACCATTGACCGCCAGCCACCCGGCGTCATGCCCGCCGCCGCGGCGGCCTCCTTCGTCGTCAGCCGACGCTCATCGGTATCCACAAATGGCACTGTAGCGCGTTGTTTTTCGCAGTCTCCTGACAGACGAAACCACCGCATCTACGCTGGAAAGCCCCAGCCGAGGAGCCCCCATGCGCCTGCTGGTCGCGCTCGCCGGAGCAGCCCTCCTGGCCGTCCCGGCGTCAGCCGAGATCACCACCCCCGACCTAGAGCCCAAACCCCCGCGGGCTGCCCCGCCGGCACCGTTATCCGAACCGCAGACGCGGGATATGCCTGAGGCCGAGCTCACCGCGACGGCGACGGTCACCGAGCCGCAGTATGTTCCGCCGGAGCCTCCCCCGAACCCCGGTGGCTACGACCCGGAGTCGATGCCGTCGATCGACGAGCAGATCGCCGAGTGCACCCGGCAGACCGGGCTGCCGCAGGCGTGCGAGGACAAGATCCGCCACGGGATTCCGTAGGCGTGGGCGGCCATGGAGGGGGATGGCCACCCGCACACAAAGAACGCCCCGCGCTCCCAGCACTGGGAGCGCGGGGCGCGTCGCGTCGAGGGCTTCCCCTCCCTCGAACGCGCGTTCGATACTAACAGGTCAGGGGCCGTAAACCGGCCTGCCTCGGGTCAGCCCAGCCGACAGCATCAGCCGCCCCACCAGCGGCGACACGTGTTCCTCGACCAGGCGGGCCACCGCGTAGTAGGTCGCGGTCACCACCACGGTGACGATCTCGGTCATCGCTCCCTCGGGCAGGTCAAGGCCGATCCGGGCCGCCTGGGCAAGCAGGACACCGACGATGACGGGAACCACGGTGCGAACAATGGACTCGTACATGGGATCTCCTCACGTGATGGGCTTGGTCCATAGCAGCGGCCAGGTGCGGGCGCCGACCAAGCCGTCGACGCCGCCCGGGTCGTGGCCCTCGCGGACGGCTTCGGCCTGGAACTGGCGAACCACCGCAGCGAGCGTGGCGTCGTACCGGTCCTCATGGGCCACCCGCCACCCGCGTTCGCGGAGCCGGTCCCGGATCCGGCGAACGTGCGGCCGGTCCGATGTCCAGAAGCCGGAGTGGTTCCGCGCATCCCGGGACTCCGGCCCGAACCAGTGACCCGCCGGGAGCGGGAACGCCGGCGCCGACGGCATAGGCGCCGGCGAGTCGTCCGGATCGTCGGCGAGGCCCATATGCCCGAGGGTCTCCGGACCCGCTATGCCGTCGACCGCCAGGGCGTGGTCGGCCTGGTACTCCCGCACAGTCCGCTCGGTCTGCGGTCCGAAGTAGCCGTCGACCTCGATGGCATAGCCGCGCAACCTCAGCTCGCGCTGCAGTGCCTCGATCTCCGGGCCGTGCTCGTACCTCTCCAGAAGCGCGTCGCGATCCTCACGGCGGTACTCCGGCTCGGGTGCCGGCGCGCCGCCGACGTCGGACACATCCCGGTAGTTCTTCGACTTCCACCAGGCGTAGTTGCTGCTTCCGGGGCAGCTCGTCGAGTTGATGTCTCGGTGGCCCTTGCGCACCAGAGTGCGTCCGGCCCGCCGGCTCGCTTCGTCGTAGAGCTCTACGACGGCGGCCTTGGCCGCAGGCGTCATGTTGTCACCGCCGATGAAGCACACCCCGATGCCCTGGACGTTGCGCGGTGCGGCATGCGCGCCGAGAACCGTCCAGCCGCGGCCCTCATAGATCCGTCCCGTGTGGTCGACCAGGAAGTTGTATCCGATGTCGGCCCAGCCGTTGGAATCCATGTGGAAGTCCTGGATCTGCCGGGGCGTCTGCGAAGTCGGCCCGGTTGAGTAGTGGAGGGTGAACTCCTCCCGCGACGACCACGCAACATACGAGCGCGATCTGGGAGCGCGGGCTCCCCACGCCGAGCGGCTGATGATGCTGACCATGGTGCCTCCCGGTCAGGTGAGTGCGGTGACCAGGCCGACGATGCCGCCGACCACCACGACGATCAGCGAGACGACCCCGATCGCGTAGGTCCGCAAGGTCTTGAGGTCCTCCGTGGTGACGCAGGCGGCGAGACGCTCGTAGAGGTCGCGGATCCGGGATTCGTGGTCGGCCTGGCGGTTGATGACGACGTCCAGCTTCGTGGAGATGGCTACGAGCAGGTCCCGCATCTCGTCGCGCTCGGACTCGGTCATAGCGGCCCCCTATGCGAAGATGGCGAGCTTGAACTGCGCGTAAGTCACGGCGACGTCGTGAGAGGCGTTGTGCGCGACAGCGATCGCCAGCGGCGTCCCCACCCGCGCGTACATGAGGTGGCTGAAGGCCCAGTACTGTCCACCAGGGCTCGGGGCCCGGTGCTCCGAGCGGGTGGAGTCGTGGCCGGTCGATAGGTTCAGCGGGTCGCGGATGATCCGGAACCGGAACTCTGTGTAGTCCCCGGGCTCGAGGTGAACGACGCCCTCGACGATCGACCAGCCGTCCACCGCCGGCCAGATCAGGGCTGACCGGTCATCGGGGAACTCGCTGACGACGCCGTCCGGCTGCTCTGCCGGGTGCATGTCGTGCCCGTCATAGGACTCGACGTCGCCGTACGGGAGTCGGATGAGCTGGTAGCCGCCGGAGGGGCCAATGGGCTGGTCGTCATCGACCGCGAGGGAACAGGCGTAGACGGACATCAGGCATCACTTTCTACGTAGGTCGTCTCGTACAGCATGTTGATAGTGAGAAATCCGCCGTCTTCGAAAACGGGCTCAGCGACGCTATCCGTCCAGTTGTCGAGGTCGCCATCCGTGTCCGAGATGTCCCACCGGATTCGGTCAATTTTGTCTCCCGACCCTCCGGCCAGGATGAGCGCCACACCATGCCGAGACCGCACGTCACCCGAGTCCTCAGCCCCCACTACAGTGCCAATCCAGCGCGTCCCGGTTTCCGCGGGAAGATTCGCCGGAAGGTCGAATGAATAGGTGCCGCTGCCCATATTTGTAGTGCTTCCGCGCGCCCACGAGATGCGCACCCACACCATGCGCCCCGGGAGCCGCCGGTAGCGGCCGATCAGTGTCCCGTTCCCAATGGATGGGTTCGTGGTGTCTGCCGTCCACGTTGGCGTGTAGGTCTTGAAATCCCCGTGGTAGACGAGGGTTTCCCAGATGGTTCCCGTATAGATCAGAAGCGTTTGGGTATCCGTCTCGTAGATCATTTGACCTTCGACAGGTGAGGATGGCCTCGTCGAGGAGGTGACAACCGCGATCACCTGTTTCGCAAGGTACGCATTGACGTCAGCGGCTCTCCACAACTCGCCGACGGCCCACGTTTTAAAACCCACGTCCGCCCCTTCTCAGTACCCCAGCGCGTTTTCGTCAAGCACGCCCAAAATTGGATCGTCAAGCACGAGGAACGCCCCCTTCGTCGCCGACTGCAGTGAGAACACAGTCCGCCACGAGCCCGGAACTATCTCGTGCTGAACCCCGCGCACGAACACGTCCCGCTCGATTAAGCTGCCGCCGCCCGGCGGACGTCGACGGATACGAATCCGGTCCCCGATTTCGAGCCCAAGCGCGAGCGGCATCAGTCGTCCGGGATCGCGGAGCGGGTCGATCGCGAGCTGCTCGAACCTCAGCTCCGGCTCGCTGCTCTGGTAGAGGACGAACTCCGCGTAGTGCCCAGCGGTCGTGTCGTCCTCCACGAGGAGCCCTGACGTCGAGTAGGTCCGCGTGAGGTACGCGGACTGAGACTCGGTGTCTGTCGCGACCTGCTCGGCACCGCCCTCCCTGGTGATTCGCACCTCGTTCGCGAGGGTCGCGTCGTCGCTGCTGATGATGACCTCGCGGTACCGCAGCTCCGGGTCGCGATCCCCGAAGATCGCCTTGGGGTGCACGCTCCGCGTCTCCGTGTAGAGCGCCCCGCGGTTGCGGAACACGACCTTTCCGGCCGCGTTGACGTACAGCTCGCCGATCTCGGTCTCAGCCACCGACCGGAGCAGCGACAGGGCGTCCGAGCCGAACGACGTTTCTTGCAGCGTCGTGTCGCCGGTCGCGATGTCCCGATCCCCGTCCGGCCACTCGATCGCGTCGAGGATGCGGACGATGCGCGCCCCGGAATCCTCGCTCCCGCCAACGGGTGAGGTAGCTTCCGCGAGCTGCCGGTTGCCGAAGACCTTGAACGCATCGCTGAACTGGACGCTCGCGGTGGACTCGTTCGGGTCTGACCACGCCACGTCCCACTGATCAGCGAATCCGCGGGCGAGGTCATAGACCTTCTCGTTCGGCTTGAAGTCCTCCGGGATCGACCCGGCGACGCACTGCACGGCGTCGACGTAGGCCACGATGGTCCCGGCCGGAATGGTGCCGTCAGTCCAGATGCTGACCTGCGCGTCGTACAGCACCCGGCCGTCGTTGATGGCGCCGGTCAGGGACACGCGCTCCCACGCGTCCGCCTGCGACGGTTTGCCGACGAAAGTCGAGTCGATCGCGTTCCCGCTGAGGTCGCCGGACCCGCCCACGATGGCAATATCGCTGACTTGGTCGTATGTCTCACCCGGGATATAGACGTAGGCGCTGATGGTGACCGTGTCGCCATCGCCCACCTGCCCGCCTTCGAATCCATCCGGGTACTGGGTGGCACAGTTGTGCGCCTCGAATGCGTTGCTGCCCGTGCGGGTGATCGCGAGTGCGTACGTCCCGAACTTCGGTACGACGTCCGTCGACGCGGCCAATGAGGTCTCGTTGTTCGACGTCCATCCGTCAGTGCTGGCGCCCTCAAAGCTGGGGTTCACCACCATGTTCGACGTCGAGCCCCACCGTGCGCGGAGCCGCATCTCCCGCATGGGCGTCACCTGGCTCCGGCCACCGACGACGTACGGCCCTGCGAGGTGGGTCGGGTCGAATCGTCTGTCGCGGTTGTCCAGGACCAGGCTCGCCGTGCCCGCGTCATAGGTCACGATCGGGCTGCTGACGCGGTCCGCGCCGCGGTTCGTGTTCGCTGACCTCACCCACTGGGAGACGTCGCTGAAAGCGGTCTCACCAGCCAACGTGTTCTGGCCGAGGATGCCCCGGTCCGGGTCGTCGAGGTGAAGGGCAAGCGGGTCCTGAGCTGCGCTGGTGAAGCTGGCCTCCGCGATGAGCGCCGGCAGATTCGCGAGCCCACCCTGAACCCCAATGGCCTCCGCGTTCGGCGCGGGCGGCGGCGCCTCCGTCCCCGCCTGGTACTCGACCAGTGCCCAGACGGCGCTGACCCGCCGGGTCAGCGCCTCTTCGGTCACCGTGCCGTAGCCGATTTGGATGCTCTGCAGATCCGTCGGAGTCCAGGCGACGGCCGTGTCCGGACTGGTGTAGCTGGTCAGCGAGTAGACGCTGGGAAAGCTGTCGTCGTGGGTCACCCACCCGTCAAGGCGAGCTTGAACGGTTGTCCCGACAGTGACCGCGCCCGCCGGCGACTTGAGCCTCAGTGCGAGGTCGCGGGTGCCCTCGAATGAGTGAGCGCCGATGCGCGCCCCGACTTGGATGAGCGTGATTGTGTCGGTGGACAGGATCGCGGAGTCATAGTCCACCGCATGTTCGTCGTGCCGCTGACCTGTCGCATTCCAGTAGGCGTAGGTCTGGATATCGTCCGGCGGGACGTCGTCGACCACCTGCCACGAGTCCTCTGACCCGAAGTGGTACGTCCCGTTGATCGCGTTGTGCCACTGGTGGGCGTCCCCGGCCGCATCCGGCCGAAGGTGCACGATCCGCCCCTCGCCGGGCCATGACGTCTGGTCACTGCCTGAGTCATCGTTGACGGCGATGTCGTCGAGGTACAGGTCGACCGTGCACGGGGTGATCGCGCCGAAGCGGAATGAGGTGCTGTTCTCTCCGAGGCTGATCACGCCGTCCGTCGCGAACTCGACGCCGTCGAGGCGCGCGGAGCTTCCGTTCCCCAGGCTCCGGACCTCGAGCTCGACCCGGTGCCAGGCGCCGACGGTCAACGCGCTCGAGTCCGAGCCCTCTTGGGTCTCGCCGTCGAGCAGCTGCAGCGTCCCCGCCGTCGTCAGCCTGATCCCGGCCGTGACCGCGTTAGCCTGGTCGACCACCTGAATCACATCGACGTCGACACTCGGCAGGGTCGACACGAGTAGGTACGCCCGCACATACCACGGCGACGTGTCGCTCGCCGCGACCTGGTGTTGGATGTAGGCGACGTCGGCCGTCGGCGAGCACCGCAGCGACGCTTCGCCTGACCGGGCGAGGTCCGTGCTGATCGTCGGGGACCCGCCCGTGCCGTCCCATTCAGCGGGCGACCGCAGCTCGAACCCGCACGACCAGACGCGCGCCATGTGTTAAGCCGCCCTAGCGAGTTTCCGGCCCGAGCGGCGTTCGTACTCCACAAGCGCCTCGTACACCGCTCGGCCGACGGCCGCCTTATCCGAGGTCGGCGGCACGTTCACATTGATCGTCACGTAGTGGTCGCCGCCGTGGTCGCGCTGCTGCAGCTCCCGGTGAGGGCTGACGTGCCCTCCCGTCGGGCCAGCCGTGAACAACTCACGGCCGCCCTCGCCGACCACTGCGGATTCGTAAGGCCGGAGCCCTCCGCCGAATCGTCTCCGGGCGACAGGAGCGAATCCGTAGCGGCCGTAGAACATCGGGTCGCGGTAGCCGCGTGCACGCTTCCCGCTCACCGTCCCCTTACTTCCCGCCGACTCCACATTGACACCGAGCAGAGTGCCCGCCATGTGACCCTTGCCGCTGTTTGTGACACCGACCATGAATTTTGAATTCAGCCCGCGCACCCACCCGCGCGGAGCCCGGGAACCCTGGAAACTAAACGTGCTGTATAGCCGCCCGAAGTGCGACGGCGGATTCACGTTCATGATGGCCTTCTGAATCCCGGCCATGTATCCGCTGCAGTCGAACAACGGGCCTCCGCCGCCCCAAAGGTACGGCCGACCAACGGTTTTTCTCACGAAGTTCGCGGCGCGGCGCAAACCGGCGCCGACGTTCTTCAGCGACCCGAACCCGGCAAGCCCGTAAGAGAAGATGTCGGCCACCGACTTCAGTTTCTTCAGCGCACCCGACACCATAGGCCCAATGAGCTTGTTATACGCACCCGAGAATCCGCCGCGACCGTACCGCGTGCCGACCGACCCCTTCATCGGGGTGAGCGCGCCCTTTGCGACCTTCATGAAGTCGGAGTCGAGGAACTGGTTCTTCGCCTTCGCCACGAAACTCTTGACGCCGCCCAGTATGCCCCCGCGCGCGAAACCGAGCTGCTTGGGATCGGTGACAGTGGGCGTGTGAGGGTTTCCGCCGATCCCGAGATCGAGCTTCGCCCGCTCCTGCTCGAGCGCATGACGCCCCCGCATGGCAGCGGAATTCAGCCGCAGCAGACGCGCCCGCTCGAACGGGTCGCGCATCAATTCGCTGACAGCCCAGCCCTCACCGCGCCGCACCGGTCGGAGCTGGTCATCCCCCATCTGCCATGCGGACGTACCGGCGATGATGCCGCCTCGAGCCAGACCCCCGCGATACCCGGAGCCGCGGCCCCTGGTTTTCGCGGAGTACGACGAGTAGTCGACATAGGGCAAGGTGCCGAGGTCCGCCTTTTTTGCGACGGCATTCCAAACGGCTCGAATTCCGCTGTTGTACACCGTGTCGACGATGAATCGAACGGGGCTTGATGCTGCACTTTGTACCTTCGACCACTGGCGACCGATCCCAGCTTGCGCCCGGTCAAATGCATCGATCGCGCCGTCGCGGAAGTCACGCAGCGCACTCAGTGCCCCGTTCTTCAAGCTGACCGCGTCGGAGATCACGCCGTCCTTGAGCGATTCGGCCCGCTCGAGCGCCTTGCTCTTCATATCGCTCATCCACGCGACAAAGCCTTTCGCGAGCTCGATTGCCTTCCCGATGCTGCCGCCACTCAACTTGTCGAACCACTTTAGAACGTCGTTGACGAGGTCCGGCACGACAGAATTTCCGACGAGTTTATCGTAAAGCCATACAAAGGCGTCGCCGATCCACATCAGCATGTCCCAAATAAGACCGCCGATGCCGGGCTTGTAAAACAGGAACTTGAGGCCTCGGTAGATCATCACGCCAAGGTCAACGAATCCCTCGCCGAGGAATTCAAGGAGTCCAGATCCGGTGGTTCGTTCAACCCACTTATTAAATTCTGCTAGGGCGTCAATGGCGTCGCGAATCGGTTTAATGACGAACCTGCGGATTTGCTTCGCGAAGACCGCGAGAACGGACTCAGTGAGGGATCGGCCACCGCTGAGATTCTCGAATGCTGCGCCAAGCTCCTCGTATGCGGCGATGACCTCGCGGACGTCCTTGTCGTTTTTCTTAAGTCCTTTGCTTACGCCGTTCTTGAAGTCCGTGAACGCGTCGAGCGCGCCATTCCACGTGTCAACAGCGATAGCCTTGAAGTCTTCGAGGATCGGGCCAAAGTCGTCTTCGAGCTGCGATCCCAGGTCGGTCAGACCCGGGCCGACTTTTTCCCAGAAATCGGACCAACCGCTCTTCGCCTTCGACCAGGCGCCGGACACGGCGTCACGGAAGTCCTCCGACTGCTGGTAGGCGACCAGGAGTCCGCCAGCGAGTAGCCCTAGCCCGGTGACCACGACGCCAAGCGGCGTGGAGATCGAGATCAGCAGCGAGGCGATGCTGGCCGCTTTCAGCGCGACGCCGACGGCCGTGATCCCGACGGCGATGGCGGTGATCGTCTCGGGTGGAGCTTCGGCGATCAAGTCGGCGAAGGCCGTGGCGACCTTCAGCGCTGCAGGAGCGATCGGAGCAAGACCCCTGAGGATGGTCCCGAGGGCAGGGCCGATGGAGTCAAGCAGGTCAAGGACGTGGGGACCGGTCGTCCGGACGTAGTCCATGAACGCCTGGAAACCGCGCGAGCCGCTAAGCCCACGTCCCCACTTCGCGAAGCCCGCCGCGATCTTCTCGACGAAGGACAGCATCGTCGGGGCGCTCGGGATGAAGGCATTTACGATCCCCGCGACACCGGCAGCGATGTCCCCGCCGGTTCGCCCCAGCGACCCGATGGCCGTCGGCGCGAGCCGCGTGACGCGCTTGCCGAACTCCGACCAGAATGGGTGCTGCAGGGCCTCGTCGAGGTCGTCGATCAGGTCCGAGAAGGCGCCCGCTGACGCTTTGACCAGTGGGTTCAGCTTCTTGAAATTGCCGCTGACCAGGCCGATCCCCTTGGAGAACACCGGCAAGACCGTCGGCTCGAGGCTTCTACTCCACTTCCGGTACTCCTTGGTGAGTCCCTGCCAGTCCCGCATGAGGGTGCGCGCGGCCGGAGACATGTCAGCCAGCGCGTCGGCGAGTTCCTCCTGCGCAGCCTCCGAGCCCTTCGCCGCGCGTTCCTGCAGCTTGAGCGCTTCGGAGATGTCAGAGATCGCGGGTACAGCGACGGCACCCATCGCCGCCGCACCGGCCCCCGCGGCCG